CATGCATCAGGGTTTCTGAGACTTCGTTTGCAAAGAGCCCGTTGCATGGTTAACTGGGAGGCGATACCCATAGCGTTGAAGACCTGGATAGGCGCTATGGCCCTACAGTGCGGTGACGCCTGTCTGGACCCAGGTCTTGCGGCTGCGACCCGCCGACTAGCCCCTCCCGTGCGTTGAGAGCGCCCGGTGATGCCTCGGCCTGGCAACGCAGCGTTCTGCCATCCAGCGTGCTTGAGAACCTTGGGGGTTCTTTCGCACTGGGAAAGGAGCTCACATGAGAGTTATCCTGGAGTGTGAATCCTTCTCAAAACCTAACGACCGACCACGGCTGAGGCTTTCATGCCTTAGAGGAAAAACCAGCCGATTAGAGTCCTAAGGACGGTTCTGAGAAGCCACACGACGAAAGCGTCATGTTAAAGACCTGCTGTCGCGGCAGGCATGCACCTCGCATCCTCTTAGAGCAGCGAAAAAGAGGCCGTCACGGAGTGATGACTGAGCTGGAAAGACAGCCGGATTCTTTCGAAATACCAACAATGAAGTACAACGACAAGAATTCAACGAGCCGCCCCTCTCGTCAAGGCCCGAGAGACTTGCGGCAAAGCGAGGCCGACGTGAAGCGAGAGACTCCCGACTCGAAGGAGTGCGCTTCCAAACCACGCCGAAGGCGTGGAAAGAAATCCGAAAAGGTGGGCCCTGTTGCTGGTCGACAGCAGGAAAACCCGAGTGAGACCAAGCCTCCTGACTCCCCCCTCCCGGTGGTCAAGGAGAAGAAAGAGACCCCTGAGCCTGAATCTGAGCCGGGCTCTCCCCAAGAGATGACCCTGGAAGACTATCGCGATCAGCTGTATGCAGAGCGAGCCAAAGGCCGCCACTTTGATCGTTCATCTCAAGGGTCTCGAAGAGAACAGAAAGAGAAACAGCGGCAGAACCGCGGCGGCAGGGGTGCCATCCAACAGAGTCTCAAGGATGGAGCATTCGGTGCAGCTTTGGCCGCCATGCGAG